ATGTTGGCAACGTCAATGCCACGGCATCCAGCCGTGTCCCTGGCTCGCTTATCGTTGGAGCATCCGCAGCTACATAAGCCTAGCGGTTTCTATCTCAAGCCCTCGGCAGACGTGCCGGGGGCTTTTCTTCTGTGTGGGATACTGAAACCATGATGACACGAGCCGAAGCGATAGCGCAGGTATCACTCTTTGTTGATGCCCAAAGTTATCCGCAGATGTCCACAACCGAGATAGGGAGCATCTTAGATTCCTACTCCCGGTTCAGCACTTGGACGGCTAGCACCACCTATGCTGTCGGTGACCGTGTAGTGCCTACAACGCCCAACGGCAGGGTTTACGAATGCAGGGTTGCTGGAACATCAGGCACGACACAACCCGATTACCCTGTCTATTCTCCGTACCAAGTCAAGGGCTACACGCTGGAAGATGGAACCGGTGACCCTACCCTGATGTGGGTAGACCAAGGCCCGATCAATGTAGAGCGCTACGATGTCAGGACAGCCACCCGGCAGGGTTGGCTTATCAAAGCCTCACGGTGTGCTAGCGACATCGATGCTAAGGAAGGCACCAGCGATGTGAAGCTTTCCCAACTCAAAGCACATTGCCTTTCAATGGCTGAACGATATCGCCCCTTGGTGTTCGCATGAGTCCGATACTCCGCGCAACCATAAGGGCTGGCATGGTACGCAACCTTTGCCAAGACCGTGTAGAAATACACCGCTTCACCCTAACCGAAGATGGCCGTGGTGGTGCTACTGAGACGTGGCGCAAGGTTGCCGAGTACAACGCCAGGCTAACCAACCAATCAGACACAGAGAGCATTGTAGGCGGTGGCATACAGTCATCTGCACAGTGGACGCTGATTGTTGCTGTAGGGGCTGATGTCATGCCGCAGGATAGGGTTTACCGGGTGGGTGATGATGCCCGATACTACGATGTGATCGGGTCAGACTTTGGACAAACCGAGTTGCTCGTTCAGCACGTCGGATTAGTGGAGCGTACAGCGTGATGGCAGAATGGATGCAACTAGCAGCGGTTATAGGTATACCTTTGATTGCAAGTATCAGCGGCTTATACAAGATGCTCTGGGATATCAAGTCCGACATCCGTATTCTGGTGCATGATGCCAAGCAGACCGAAGCTGATCTGGTAGTAATCAAAAAGGCGATAGCGAGACTAAGCGAGCGAGTAGCCGCACTGGAGGCACGACATGGGTAGCATAAGCATCAAGCGGTTAGTGGTCGTTGTGATCGTGGCATTCGTAGCTGCTTTCACTTCCGTGTTTGGCGATGGCGTACGCACATCCGAAGCACACGACATTACCGAGCTGGGCGCAGTGCTGGCACTGTACGGCTCGAAGGCGGTAGCGGCGGGTGTCTCCGCTGCGGTGTCATCTGTGCTAGCGTTCTTGACGATGCCGTTCAAGGGTACGAATGCGAACAGCCTGAAGGTGGGCAAATGAACCTGCAAAACTACCGATTGGAACCTAATCCTAACAGCCCCGGTGATTGGATTGTCTTTGGTGATATCTACGACAATGAAGGCAACCTGCTAGGCACGTTTGGAGAGAATGGCACGAGCGTATTTGGTTGGTGGGTTACGCAGGATATTGCTTTTCAGCAGAACTACAGTCAGCAATTCTCAGTAATTATGGCTCAAGAAATCGTGAATGGGACAGCTGAATAATGGCAATTTATTATGTGCGCCCCGATGGTAATGACTCTAATACTGGTACTGGTTCAGGTACTGGTCAGGCGTGGCAAACTCTACAAAAAGCACTAGGGGCTACAAGTGGTCTTGTCGGCGGTGACATTGTCTACGTTGCACCGGGACGATATGTCGAGCTTGTAACTGTTGGTATAACATCACCATCGTCACAGGTGCGCATAGTCGGTGACCCAAACGTAACACAGTTTAGTGGTCTATCAGCTGGTGTAGTACGACATACAAACATGACTGCTAATGGCACAAATATTGGACGAGTATTCCTGTCGGCTACATCTAAAAATAATCTTTCATTTGAAAATATTTATTTTGAGTCTAATGAAAATGTTGGTTCTGGGACTGACAGAATAATTTTTACAACTTCACAAGGTTGGCAGTTTAAAAAATGTGTATTTGATGACATATCAACCGATGGTAATCATCGAATGTTAGCGTGTACCGCTACGACAAGTACTCCATTTAATGGGGTAATTGATAGTTGTATCTTTATAGGTGGTGCTAGACAAATACGTCTAGACGGGCAAAATGTTGCAGACACGACAGTCATAAAAAACTGCATATTTACTGGAGCAATTCAAACGGGAGTATCTGCCAGTAATTTGCAGTTTGCTATGTATAACTGTTCATTTTTTGATATGAGTGTTAGTCCTGTGTCCGCAGATGCAGCAGGTTCGATTGCTCAAACGATAAAAAACTGTTTGTTCTATCGGACTAGCAGTTTGTATTGGTCAACAAATAATGGAGTAAGTTATACCTATAACCGGTCTATTGCGGCAGGTGCGCCTATCAATGTTACGGTTGGTGCTACTAACTCTAGCGTTGGGTCGCACGGCATTGAAGTAGGTTACAACCTGCTACATAACATTCAGGCGATTTGGCGTACAGGTACTACCTTAAACAGTCCAAACACATCATTTGGTGATGCAACAAGTGCGCCGACAACCGACCTATTTAATGTTGCGTGGTCTGGTGCATCTCCGGACGCTGGAGCGATTACATACCGTAACCTGCAAACAATCACTCCTATCTATCAACCAACAGAACGCAACGCCAGCACCATCACCATCGCTCCCGGCTCCACATCACAAAGCATCGAGCTCTACCTCGGTGCTACAGGGCTAACCTTTGCCACCTCCGGTCTAGCGGCATACTACGTCAGGAATCAATCCGCTCCGGTGGCTATCACGCTGGTAACGCAGACACCTACAGGCGCGTGGGCATCTGGTGGCTTTGCCGAGATAAGCTCCTCCCTCGTGCCGGGCGTGTATCGTTTGGATGTCCCTAACGCCGCATTTGCAGCTAACGCTTCTGATGTCACTATTGTGGTAAGAGGTGCTGCTGGTACTAACGGCGCGGTGCTGACGGTCAATCTTGTAGCCGCACCGACTGACGCAGTGCTGGTACGCATGGGGCCTTTCCAGGTCAAGGCTGATGGGCTTGGTGCATCTGATCCGCTTGACATTCAGAAAGGCGCACAGCACGGAATCGATATCCAGTGTGTAGACAACAACGGCTCCGGCATTGACATCACCTCAGCCACAGTAACCGCTAAGGTCTACAACAGTGGTGCTACCTTGGTAGACACTTACTCTTGTACGGCAACATATGCAGCTGATGGACGGGCAACCTTTACCATTGACACCACGGTAACCAACGTGCCAGGGACTTACACGGCTACGATCACAAGGTCAACAACTGCAAACGATACGCAGGTCTTTGGCCCATTACGAATCTATGTGAGGGATATATAATGAACCTGCAAAACATTGTCATTACTCAACTCGTTACTAACTCGGCAGACTACAACATCAAAGCCGACATTTACAATGATATAGGACAAAAGATTGGTGATTTTGGTGTAGATGGTACAGATATGTTTGCTTGGTGGGTACAGCAAGATTCTAGTTTTCAACTTGATATTGTGAATCAATTTAAGTTTAATATGGCTCAAGAAATCGTGAATGGTACAGCTGAATAATGGCTACATACTATGTTCGTACAGATGGTTCAAACGGTAACACTGGACTAGGTCAAGGTTCAGGGCAAGCGTGGGCAACCGTTGCATATGCTCTTGGTTCGACTAGTGCTGGCGGTTCTGGTTTGGTCGCTGGTGACATCCTCTATATTGCTCCCGGTGTTTATCGTGGAGCGATTACCCTTGGTATGGCTTCAGCCGCATCGACAATATCTGTTATTGGTGATCCGTTGTGTACACAATTTACAGGTATAAGTGCAGGTGAAGTTGTCCTGACTGCTGCCGTATCAGATAGCGCAGTAAGTACGACAACCCTTATTACTGCGACATCTAAAAACTTTTTATCTTGGCAGGGCATACTCTTTGATGGAGGCACCGCAACAATCAATGTCAATATGTCAGGCTGCTCAAATTGGACATTCACAAAGTGTAATTTTTCATCTGCTGTCGCTCAGAACTTTAGTCCGTCAAATATACAGGCTGCGTATGGAGCAGGAGTAGTATCAAATTTGACAATTGATAGATGTAGTTTTTTCTGTGGTGGCTGTCTACTTTTACTTAATACTACACACTCAGTAAGTACAGATGTCGCAGTTGTAATTAAGGATGTTTTTTGTCTAGGTCCACTACTAAGGGCTGCTGGTGTTGGTGCTGGCTCAACTACAAACGCCTTTGGTATTACAGTCACAAACTGCACTGCTATCAATAATGCATTAGGCGGTGTCTTGGCATACAGCACTGTTGCAGGAGCGGTGACGGTTAGAAACTGCGTTTTAGTCGGTGGAACTGCTTTAGAGAGTGGAGGTTCTTCTACAAATATCACCGAGGATTTTAATAGGTTGTATAGCACGACACCAAGGGCAGCGGTTGCAACCGGGGCAAATTCCATAACTGGTTATCATGCGCTGGAGACTTTTAACCGTCCTATGTCAGGGCTACCGTTTTCATATCTTGGTGCTACATCTTATTTAGGCGCAGCCTATAATTCTGGTAGTCCTACAGGTGCGCCGACATTTGACATGTTTACCACCAACTGGACAGGTGCGAATCCGGATAGAGGTGCAATCAGTAATACGAATGTTTCAAGTATTACTAACTACGTCCCAACCGAGCGCAACGCCTCCACGATCAGAATCGCTCCTGGCAGTACATCACAAAGCATTGAGCTCTACTTAGGTGTTACAGGCCTTACAGCCTCTACCGCCGGTCTATCAGCCCGGTACAACCGCACACGCACTGCAAGTGTAAACATACCGCTGGTAGCCCGTACAATAGGACAAGCGTGGATTTCTGGTGGCTTTGCTGAAGTAGATTCAGTTTATATGCCGGGTGTTTACAGGCTTGACCTCCCTGATGCCGCACTAGCGGTAGGAGCAGATGACGTGACTGTTGTAGTCAGAGGAGCCAGCGGTACTAACGGTGCAGTCATGACCGTTACACTTTCAACTGGTGATAATACCGGGGCGGGTGATGTCAGCGGAAACATCTTAGAAATCACTGAAGACCCGCAAGAGGTTACAAACATTTCTGCTTGGACTGGAGACTGGC